GGGGACAATGACTTCTAGGGGTGTACAGGTGTTTTACCCATCTGTTATAAGTAACTCATGCGATAGATATGTATGGTTATGTTACAATGGACGTATGGTAGACAGACCCTTACCAGCAGTTTTGGAGAGAATTTTCCAGAACGGTAGTTTTTTAGAAGAACGAGTTGGGAAGTGGTTTTCTGAAATGGGTATACTGATTGACAGAGAGGTTTCTGTAAAGTATGAAATCCCGGCGATTTCTGGCAGGATAGACTTTCTGATTAGGCATGCTAATTATGGGGTAATACCTATTGAGTTGAAGTCTATTAATACATCAAAGTTTGATGCTTTACGAAAACCATTGCCAGAACACAACATTCAAATTCAAATGTATCTTAATATGGGGAACTATGAAAAGGGAACGGTGTTATATGAGAATAAAAATAACCAAAAAATAAAAGCTTTTTTAGTAGATAAAGACCCAGAACATTGGGCTGATATATTAGAGAGGTGTTTTAAGATTAAAGACATGTTAGCAATGCCTGAAAAATGTACGGGACCTAGGTATTGTGACTGTCGATTAGTAGAAGAAGGATTGTTATAATGGAAGAGCGAGAGACAAAATGGACCCCTATGAAAGCATTAGGGAGGGTGTCTAAGAGAATTGACTCATTAGGTATACCTATATTTGACCCAAAACTACCAGAGTATGAAGGATTAGATTTTTCTGATTTATCAAAAGCTTCGGATAAAGACCTAGAAAGGTTCCTAACTATGTATGGGGGATACAATGCTTTTCTACAAACAAAAGTAGCTGACATTGAAGCCACTGTAGGTGCTTTAGAAGCATCATTTAATGAAGGTTACAGTAAAGCTTCGTTTAGACTATCCCAAGAGCATGAAAAAGCGGGGCGTAAAAAAGCTACTAAAGATGAATTGAAGGGTGAAATTATGGAAAAGTATGATGCCTTAGTTCAACTAAGAAGAGATATTATAGAACAAGCAGCTGAATTGAAAAGACTTAGGGGGTTGTTAGAAACATATAAAGAAGCTTACGGAACGGTAAGTAGGGTAGTCACAGTAAGAACTACGGATAAATACTAATGGCAAACTATTTAGGATTAGACACATCAAGTAAAGCAATACATGGGGCTGTCGTAGACGACACAGAAGCCCTTGTGGGACTATACAAATGGTCTAGTGATAAGAAACTATCCGCTGCAAGATTCCCTGAAATTGTGGTAGATTTTTCGGAAGAAATGAGTAAAATAAATATAACAGATAAAGCAGCTGTAGAGGCTGCAATCTTCGTACAAAACCGAAGGTCCTTGATTTCTTTAGCTAATATAATAGGAGCAGTGTGGGCAGTACTTGTTTTAAATGACATTGATACAGCACTTATACATCACGCTGAATGGAAAAAAGAAATCTTAGGTAAAGGAAGTTTGAAGAAAGATGCAATCATGAAGTTTGCAATAGAAAAGTGGGGAGATAGATTCCCCGAACAAGATTACGCTGATGCAGCATGTATAGCGTTATGGAATAAGAGGAGGTTCTAGTATGATAGGTGCAGGTGGACTAAGTAAAGTAGTAAGAAGATTCCAAATGTTCTTTCCGGGTAAGAAGGAAGAACCTAAAAGGGAATATAAAGATAAGTTTCCCAAGAAACTTCCAACTTTAGAAGATGTAAAAAAAGAGTATGGTGCTGTTGTTTGGTGTAAGTTTGCTAAATGTGGTAGTAACCAACAAGTAAAAAATTTACAGAGAACCACAGGGAGCATACTAAAAAGAACAAACTATACACCAATTGTCGAACAAGAACACATATGGGCTGGAATATGTACTAGGGGTGAGATAGGAATGCAATTCAATGAAATAAGATTACCCGGGGGGTCTAAGGTAAAGGTTCCAAGTTGTTATACAGCACATACAGATAAAACAGGATACTGGGATTTCTCCCAATTTCTAAACTCAGATGGAAGTCCATTAGGGGGTAATATTGACTCTCAAAATGTTTCTGATGCTGGATACGGAATGATGGATGATAACAGTATATATGACCAATTTAAAGACTAACTAAGATTATGCCTAAACATATACCAGAAGAAACAAAACTAAAAGCAATGCGAATGTACCTCCAAGGAGATAAATCAGCTAAACAAATAGCAGAAGAACTTTCTATAAATGGTGTGGTGGTAAGCCCTCCTACTATATATGCATGGGCTAAGAAAGAAAGTTGGGGTGACCAAAAAGCTGTAGCTATCTCAGACCAACAGCAGAAAATTGCTGAGTCAGAGGGACAACGATTTGCTCGAATGCAATCAGAACAGTTGGATAGTTACTCTCAGATAGCTGGACAAGCTTCAGAAGACCTAAAGGGATTGCAGTTTGACCGAGCCTTAGATGCTGCACGAGCAGCAGACATAGGTATAAAAGGACAGAGAGAAGTTCTGCAAGGAATGATTAACATGGAATTTGTTCAAGATATCATGAGTGTTTTGATTGAAGAAATTTCTGATAATGAAACCCTACAAAGAATCGGTATCAAACTAAAAGCTATTGAACAAAAACATAGGGATATATAGAAATGCCTAAAGATATTGTAAGTGTTGAGGGTGCCTTTGATTTACTCTCTAAAGGTCTTATGGAACAGAAAAAGTATGATGTGGGTTCCTTTAAAGATTTTGTTCAGAATATTTGGAGCTTATCATATGATAATCCTGAATATTTCAAAGCTTGGCACGTTGGGGTATTAGCTGAAGACATACAAGAATGTGTAGAAACAGGTATGAATTATGTAGGAGTGCTCCCTAGAGGGCATTTTAAGTCAACTATTCTAGGACATGCGTTTAGTGTATGGAGGTTATTGACCGCCCCTAGAGACATGTCTGTACTTTACTTATCCTACAGTGATGGAATGGCTAAATATCATATTGCTGAGATAAATAAAGTGATTGCTAGGAACCCAGTCATCACAGAAATGTTGGTAAATAGAAATCCAAAAGCTGATTATTCGGCTAGATTTTATAAGAACAATCAACCTATGGAAATAATGCATGGTGGTTTGTTTTCTTTCAAACGAGGTATGCACGTGAATGGTGCTTTGATTGCTGATGACGTTCTGAGAGACCCAGAGAACCCTTTAAACATGGGTCAAATTACTAAGGTGGAAGACCACTTCATGACAGAAAGTTTGTTTATTCCTTTAAAGGGTGTTCCAGTTATTGTTGTAGGTACACCTATGATGCCGGGAGACTTATTATCTAAGCTCCAAGAAGACCCTAGATTCAAATCTAGAGTTCTTCCTGCGTTAGACCCTCTTCCCGGGCGAAGAGTATTGATGCCAGAGTTATATACAGAAGACTATTTATTAGCACAACAGAAAGCTAGACCTAAATCGTTTGCTTCTGAGTTTATGTTAGTTCCTCACTTTGCTACGGAGTCTTATTTTGATGCTGAAGATATTGAAAAATGTGAAGATGCTACATTAAGGTCTGTCCCAGCGACTAAGAAATATAAGGATTGGGAAACTGGAGACCAGACGTTTGGAGGTTTCGATGTAGGTAAGAAAAAACATCCATCGCATTTAGTTATCTTTAGGAAACGAGGGGAGAACATCCAACAAATACATCATTCTTTCTTAGATGGCTGGAGTTACTCAGACCAAATAGAATATTTAAATGAAGTTGCAGATAATTTTGATTTAACTTCAGGGTACATAGATAACACACGTGGGGAATTAGAGGACCGAGGATTAGACGCTAGATGGAGAGGAATGCATTTCTCCCAAAAAAGTAAAAATACTATGGCTTCAGTCTTTGAAAATTTCGTTCATGGTGGTAAAATAAAGTTAATCAAAGACGAAAGACAGAAGCATCAGATACTGTCTGTAAGTAATGAATTGAAAGCACCCGACACACCTCTAGGACATGGGGATGCCTTTTTCTCAATTGCAATGGCTTTACAGGCGGTTCATGACACAGCATATAAGTTTGTAGATTTGGGAAGTGCAGCGGATTGGTTTAATGCAATCAGTCCCGGTGAGACCCCTGAGAGTAGGCAAAAACAACGTGATGAACAAACTGGTTTGGTCCAAGGTGAGAATAAACCACATCCATTAAAAATGGAGCCCGTTAATGAAGTTGAACGAGCCAGCAGTGCTCCAAACCCACAGTGTAAAGAAACTGTGTGTAATGCTAATTTCTGGGTCCCCGAAAGAGGATTGTGTTTATACTGCGGTCATAGACAGTAAAAGAAAATATAAGGAGGAATAAAAATGACATTAGAAGATAAAATTAAGACATCAACAGAAAATAAAACAGTAATTACTGACCAAGCAGAGGTGATATTAAATCACAGATATTTATTGAAAGATAATTCTAATAATGTTATAGAAACCCCAACTGAAATGTTTACTAGAGTGGCTAAATCAGTTGCGTCAATTGATAAGCAATATATGAAATTAGACGTTGAGTCGGCACTTACAGAAGCTGATTTTTTTAATATGATGAGTAATCTCGAGTTCTTACCAAATTCACCTACACTAATGAACGCTGGCACAGAGCAGGGTACCCTATCAGCATGTTTTGTATTGCCCTTAGAGGACAGTATGGAAGGCATAATGAAGGCTGCAACTGACAGTGCCATGGTACAAAAGTTTGGAGGTGGGACAGGGTTTTCTCTTTCAAAGCTTCGACCAAGAGGTGCTTCAATAAAATCTACACATGGTATAGCTTGTGGACCTATTGAAGTGTTAAAAACTCTATCAAGAGTATCTTCTATGATAACTCAAGGTGGTAAAAGAGATGGGGCTAATATGGCAGTCATGTCTATCTATCACCCAGACATATTAGAATTTATTGACTGTAAAAAGGTTGAGGGTGAGATACACAACTTTAATATTTCTGTTGGTGTTGATTCTAACTTTATGAAAGCGGTGGAAAACAATATGGATTACAATCTAATAAACCCTAAAACCAATGAGGTTGTTGGGGAATTGAATGCTAGAGATGTTTTCAACAAAATAGTTGATGGTGCGTGGAATAATGGGGAACCCGGAATGATTTTCTTAGACCAAGTAAACAAAGACAACCATGTCCAAAAAGAATATGGTGAGATGATTGCTACTAATCCTTGTGGAGAGCAACCATTACTAGGTAATGAGTCTTGTAACTTAGGTTCCATAAACTTAGCAAGATTTTATATAAAAGCTGATGAACCTACACAGGAGTGGCAAGAAAAAATAAATTGGAAGAATTTAGAATGGGTTACCCGAACATCAGT